AATCCCCATTGCGCCTGCGAGCCCAATCAGCGAGCCCTTCCAATCGGTGGTCTGCTTCTCCGCGGCTTTCGTTTTGTCGGCCACGGCTTGGAGCTTCTCGGGCACATCGAGCCCAAGCGCTTTCATCTTGGCCACCGCTTCGTTCGTCGTGGCCCCGAGTCGCGCCATCTCCTTCTCGGTGAGCTTGGAGATGTTCTCGATGTCCCCAATCGCGGCCACCATCAAGGTGGCGTCCTGGATGATCTTGCGGCCACTGAACGAATCCGCCATCGCGTTGAGCTTCGTCTGCGCTTTCGCCGCATCCGCGCCCATGTCCTTGAGCGCCACCTGCGCCTTATCCACGGCGTCGTAGAAGCTCGTGAAATTGGCGGTGAAGGTGGCGGAGAGGGCCATAAGGGTTAGCGCTTCGCTTTCTCGGCTTCTTCGTTCAGGGCGGTCACGAGCTCGGCGTAGACATCGACGGGGAGATCTTGCACGTCGTCATACGTCCACCCCATCACCCGGCAGATGTGGAGATCGGATCGGACACGTTCCCGCCAGCCCGGACTTTTTTTTGGTGCTCGCGCTCCGCGGTCATCGCCGCATCGTGGGCTTGGATGGCGTTCAGAATCTCGCGCAAGCTGAACGACTCCATCGCTTCGAGCGCGGCATGGACGAACTCGTAGGGCTGGTCCCGAATCACGATGGGCTGGTCGTCGGCGTCCGTGAGACTCCAATCAAGCAGATACGCGATGGCCTGCGAGAGCTCCAGGTGCCGGTAGTCGAGGTCGGGTTTTTCCCCCGGCTTCATCGTGCCGTCCTTGAACACCCGCGCGGTGGCTCCGCGCTCTTCGCCCGCGGTGAGGTACTTGCGGACGAGCAGCCAGTCCCCTTCTTCAAGCGGGAGTCGGATCGTTTCCGGTTTGCGAAAGCGGGATGACATCTAGCCTCTTTTCACGAGACGGGCGGTGAGCTGCCCCTGATACACGGTCACATCGGCGAGCCCCCGCACCGTGGGAATCCCGTCTTTGTTGGGGATCTCTAGGGTGAGTGGGCGCTGCGTGATGCGGAAGCCATCGACGTGCGAGACGGACGCGGTGAACACGTCGCCGTCCACACGCCACCGCCCGAGCGTGGCTGCGTGCTGGTAGCCAAGCCGGACGGTGGCGGTGAGCCCTTCGATGGTGACGCGGTGCCCGGTGCCGGTGACGGGCACGGGCTACGGGGCCACGCCCGCGGTCCACGCGGTGGCGTTCCAGTACGCGGAGCTGCCATCGCCGAGCTTCACGAACGTGCCCGCGGGCCACGCCGTCAGCGGGTTCGCCACCACCGCGCTCATGCCCGCGAGATTCGCGGGAGCCATCGCGCCGGCGGGGGTGAACTTGCCGGGGCTGCTCACGCCGTTGGCCCCCGTCGCGGCCACCATGCTCGTGCGGGTCCACGCGCCATTGGCCACGAACGTGGCGTCAATCGTGACCGCACTCGTGATGCCGCCCTTGATGGACGCATCGAGATGGGCCGGTCCTTCCCACCCTTGCGCGGAGAGCTCGCCGTACGGCCAGATCCCGAGGTAGCACCCGAGGTCCGTATCGCTCGCATCGAAGAGCACGTCGGACAGCCGGTCGCCAAACGCGGTCAGCGAGCCCGAGAGATCGCGGAGCCCGAGCGCGTACGTCTTGTTGGGGGAGCCGAGCCCGGAGGTCTCGACCTTGTCCTTGGCCATCGACAGCGTGTAGTCAGAAATATTGGCAATGGCCACCCACGGATCGCCACTGTTCATCTTCAAGGCCAAAATGCCGTATTTGCCGTGGGTACCGGACGTGTTCACTGCGGGGGCGGGTGCGGGCATGAGCGTGTCTCCTCAAAGATGCAACGTGGGGTTAGTCCGCCGAGCCGGTCACGTTCAATCCGGCCCGTTCGACGACTCCAATCAGGGCGCGTGTCATCACCCGTCGTCGAGCAATTGCGATGGGGATGAACACATCCGCGGCGGGCATCGCGCCCGTGTTCTTCCCGTTCTTCCAGGCACGCTTCGCCGTGCCGTGCTCATAAATCCAGGCGTGCTTCGCGCGACTGGTACACCACGCGGTGATGCCAGCGCGGTCGGTCTGTTCCATCCGCACGTCCACTTGCTTGCGGAGATTCCCGGTGGGGCCGGTGGGATACGCCGCGAGCACTTCGTGCTGCATCGTGGTGGCGGTCACCTGCACGATGGCCGTGGCCTCATGCATGAGATCGGTGGGGAGCTTTTGGAGCTGCTCCCGCAAGGTCTCGATGCCGTCAATCTTCAAGGTGACGCCCACGGCCCACCACCTCCACCGCCATCACGGTCAGCTCCGTATGGCGCTCATCGGTATCGGCCACGCTCTGCACCTGGAGGGTGCGGTCCTCAAACGCGATGCGGGTTTCCAGGCGCAGCCCGGGGTGGTACCGCCCGCGGAGCACGTAGGCCACTTGCCCTTCCATCACCTGCGCCCCGCTGTTTTGGAGCGAGCACCACCACCCGGGCGGATCAATCACCGCGGTGGGATGGGTGAGCGTGACGAGATGCCGGTACGCGCCGATGCCCATCACGCCACCGTGGGATCGCGATGGCGTCCGAGCCCCTGCGCGAGCTCCCGCCAAATCACCGCTTCATCAGGGCGCTGCATGCCGAGGTCGTCGCCGCGGTGCTCGTAGTAGTGGACGGTGAGCAGCAGAATGGCGTGCTTCACCATCTTGGGGGCGGTGGTGGGCGTCCACGTCGCGTCGCCCGCGGGGCCGAGATACGCGAGCACCGCCTCTTCCGCCGCATCCAATTTCTCTTGAATGTCCGCATCGCTCGCGGCGTCCGTGATGCGGAGCGCGAGCGCTTTCACGTCGGCCACCGTCCAGAGCGGCGCCGCGAGCGTCACGCGCGAGAACGTGAGCGTCATGGCTGCTCCGCCGCCACCGGCGGCGCGGCGGGCGTGGGCGCGGCCACGGCGGGCTCCGCCAGGTCGCGCTTGGCGAGCGCCTCGAGGCTGTAGTACTGGGCCTGCAGATACGGGGTGTCGCCGCCCGGCACCGGCCCGAGGCCGAAGTACTTCCGGCGGGCCTCATTTGGGGACATCGCGCCGGCGCTGATCGCCTCGTGGGCGGCCTTCGTCTTCGTCGCCGTGTCCATCCAGATCAGGTCGTCGAGATCAAACTCGGTCCCGTAGGGCGCCGGCAGCTCGAGGCCCAGATCCAAGGCCGCCTCGATCGCCGTCAAGTGCGTCTGCAGACACTGGCTGTGGTACTGGAGCGTGCTCGCTTCGCTGTTCGCGTACGGCGGCTGCTGACTGCTATCCACCATCGAGATCGGGACGCCGAAACAGCCGGCGATCGCTTTCGCGGTCCACCCGGCCTGCTCGATCCATTGGGAATCGGCCGCCGACGTGCCCACGGCCTCGTACTTCATCCCGTTGCCGACAATCGCGGTCTTGCCGGCGCCCAGGGCGTGCCACGTCTCGCTGAGGCGCTTCGCCGTCTCCGGGTCAATCTCGGTCGGGGCGATGAGCATCCCGCTCGGCCGGCCGCCGGACGAGAAGAACGACGTGCTCACGGCCTGCATCTCGAGGCCCTGGCGGGCCGCGCCGCCGCAGGCGTAGAGCGGCGAGAGGCCCACGAGCGGATGGAAGACGCAGTTCCACCGGTCGTGAATGATCGCCCGGGCCGGGACGACCAGCGGGCCGGCCGGCAGCCCGGCAAGCTCGTTCGTCTGCAGCTCGTAGTACACGGCCCCATCGGGGGCGACCAGGGGCTTGACGCGACAGGGATCGAGCACGAAGAGCGCGGTGACGACCCCCCGCGCATCCCGATCTTTGAGGACGTAGGTATTGCCCCAGAGGAGTTTCGAGAGCATCCAGCTCTCAAAGAACTGCTGCGGCGTCTGGTACCGGTTCGGCGTGCGCAGGACGGGCGAGAACGCCGGGCTCGTCGTCTCGTGCCAGATCCCATTCGCATCGAGGGCGACGAGCCGGCAGGGGAGCTTGCCGATGTCTGAGGCGATGAGCGAGACACACCGGAACACGACAGGGTTGGCGAGCGCGGTGTCGAGCCGGAGCTCCTCGTTGTGCTGCCAGGCGCCGGTGTACGGCTCGTGCACAATCGGCGTCCACGCGCCGCGCCCGACCGGGGGGGACCCCGGCGCGAACACGGCGCGCAGTTGCGCGCGGATCGTGGCGAGCACGCCCATGTGGCGCTAGCCCTTGCCGCGGCTGCTCACCTGGACATCGACGCCGCCGGTCGGCGCGGGCCAGGCGGTGGCCGTCAGGTACTTGACCGCGTTCGCGTTCGCCTTCTGCCAGTTGATGAAGCGCTCGGCGCGCAGGCCGACCGTGTTGGTCTGCCAGAGCGAGACGAACACCGTCGTCGCATCGGCCGGCGAGGCCGGCGCGCTATCCATCTGCAGAGACGCTTCCTGGGAGGCGTCGATCGTCACCCCGCCGTCATCGGCATACAGCACCAGCGACGGCTGCAGCGCAATCACGTTGCCGCCCGCGGCCTGGCTCGTGATGAACGTCAGGCCCTTGTACGTGCCGCCGTTGATGGAGAGGCCGGGGAACTCGGGCGAACCGTCCAGGTTGTTCCGGAACGACAAGGACAGCGCATTGGCCGCCGACAGGATGAACGTCACGCCATCGACCGCGATGTTGTTGGTCGCGAAGTGATTGATCAGCCCCATGATGTCGGCGAGCGGGTTGGTCGTCGCCGCGGCGGTCGGCGCGCCATTGGTGATGGAGGCCGGGTTGACGCCGGCGACCGCGGCCACGGCCGGGTCAATGAACTGCGCATCGAGGAACTGCGCAATCCCCTTCACCATGTCGTCCCGGACGAGCGCCTCGGCCGAGGGATTGGACAGCTTCACGAGCTCCTGCGTCAGAACGATGATCCCGGCGGCCTTGGAGATCCCGAGCGACGTGGACGAGAACGCGAGCTTCGTCACCGGCTTGGGCTTGCTCTCCCCGACCCACCCATACGTCCCGCCGGCCGTCTGGCTCGGGACCTTCGTGTTGAAGGGGACGTTACGGAGGCCGGGGATCCGGCCGAGGATCGTCGCGGGCCGCAGGAGCTCGAGGAACTCGTTCGCGATGCCCTGGTTGACCAGCGGCGCGGCCCACGTCGCATCCGTCACGGTGCCGGGCGCCACAGCGGCCTTGAGGTAGAGGGCGACCTCGGGCGTGTCCTTCCACCGGGCTTCGGCGTACGCGATGGCGTCCCGGTCGTTGCCCTTGGTGACCAGCCGGGCGCACGCGGCGCGGACAAAGGCAGTCCCCAGCGGCAGGTTCGACTTGACCGAGATCACCGGATACGGCGTCCGACTCACGATCGGCGTGGCGGGGACGGGCACCGCGGCCGTGATGTTCAGCTTCTCGTGCTCGCGCCAGCGGGCCAGGTCCGCATCAATGCTCTTCACCTGCAGCGCGAGGCCGTCGTGCTCCTCGGCCGGCTCCGTCTCGAGCGTCGTGCTCTCGCCGGCGGCGGTTTCCATGATCTCGGTCATCCGGCCCGCCAGCGCCGCGCGCTTGTTCTCGAGGTTCTGGATGTGTTCAGCAGTCGTCGGCTTCATAAGGCTCTCCGGGCGGCGGCCCGCCGCAAGGGATTTGACAAGGCGGATCGTGGCGGCGCGGTTCGCGGGAATGGTGACGAGCGAGAGCTCGCAGACTTCGGCTTTGAGGATTTTCCGGACCGAGCCCGCGTACGAGAACCCGTCGTCCGGGATGTTCAGGCCCAGGCTGGCGCCCGTCAGCACGCCGGCCTTGACGGACTGCCAGGCCTCATCGACCCGCGTCTTGAACGGGCCGGGCTCAGCGATGGTCGGCAGGACCGCGTCGAACGTGATGCCGTCCGGCGTGATGGCCAAAGTCGCCGTGCCGATGGGTTCGGTTTGCTTGTGATGAAACAGCAGGGGGACCGGGTTCCGGAACGTGACGCCGGCCAGGTGCAGGCGGTCCCCGTGGCGGTCCAGTTCGGGGGTGGAGGCGATCCCACTGATCCGCCGCGTGCTGGCGTCGAGCGCCTTCACCGTCAGCAGGCTGTAGGCGCGATCCACGCCCGCTAGCGTGCGGGGGGCGCCTGGCGGCGCCTATTTACGGGGACAGATCACGCCAGGTGTGACAGGACAGGTCACACCTTGCGGGCGGCTTTCGCGACGACGGCCCGCAGATACTCGGCGAGCGTCAGGCGGGCCGCCGCCGCCCGTTTGTAGGCCTCGTCGTACTGCGTGGTGGTCAGGCGGAACGAGACATGGACCGAGGGATCGGTCGCATCAATCGGGGGGCGCCCGCGTTTGTGTTTGGCCATCATCCGACCACCAGCATCTGGTAGCTCGGCGTGGTCGTGGTCGCCTGGCGGGTCATCAGATCCACGGCCATGATGAGCGCCACGACGCCATCAATCCGCTCGGTCGATCGCGTCTTGCTCGGCTTCAGGTTGCCCGCGGGGTCACTCTCGACGGCGACGTTGCTCACGTTCCAGCGGAGCACGGGATGGCCGTCCTGGCGCAGGCGGCGCGAGAGCACGGCCTGCTCGAGGGCCTTGGTCGGCGCCGAGAGGCTCGCGAAGCCCTGGCGCATCGAGACACACAGCAGCCCATCCTGCTGCTGCAGGCGCGTGACCAGGTCGGTCGCGTTCCACGGATCGAAGGCGACCATCTGCAGCGCGAACTCCCCCGCCCAGCCCTGGAGCACCGCGCGGATGGCGTCGTAGTCCACCACGGCGCCCGGTGTGGCCGTCAGCACGCCCTGGCGCGCCCACTCGTCGTACGGGACATGATCCCGGCGGCTCCGCTCCCGGATCCGCTCGTCGGGCACGAAGAAGTGCGCGAGCACGTCGAAGCCCGTCTCGTCGGGGAAGACCGCCACCAGCGCCGTCAGGTCCGTCGTGGTGCTGAGGTCCATCCCGACGTAGCACCGGCGGCCGGCGAGGCTCGCGCGCGCGACCGGCGCCAGGCAGCCATCCCAGGCCGGCATCGCCAGCCAGCGCGAGGCCTGCTCGGTCCACTGATTCAGGTAGAGCCGTCGGAACGTGTTCTCTTGCGCGGGGATCTCCTTGGCCCGGGCCGCGAGGATCTGCATCTCCTCGAGGGAGCGGAAATCGCCCAGGGCGGGGTTCGCCTTCTGCCACACGCGGCGCTTCGTCCAGTCGGCCCCCTCCGGGGCCTCGTACAGGATCGGGAGGAAGGACGGATCGATCGCGGGTTTCTCCTGGACCTTCTTCGCGTGCGCGTAGAGTTCCCAGAGGATGGAGTGCCGGTCATACCCCGCCGTCGAGATCGCCAGGAGCAACGGCTGCGTGCGCGCGCCCATCGAGGTGGAGAGCACGTCGTAGAGCTCACGGCTCGGCGCGGCGTGGAGCTCGTCGTAGATGACCATCGAGGCGTTGAAGCCGTGCTTGCTGTAGGCCTCGGCGGAGATGGCGCGGTAGAAGCTCCCGCTCGCTTTGTGGACGATCGTCTTCTTCGACTCGACGATGTAGCAGGCCGCGTCCAGATCCGGATCGTTCCGGACCATCTGCGCCGCCACGCCGAAGACCAGGCCGGCTTGATCCCGATCGGAGGCCGCGCTGTAGACTTCGGCGCCGGTCTCGCCATCCGCCAAGAGGCCATAGAGCGCGATCGCCGCGGCGAGCTCCGTCTTCCCATTCTTCCGCGGCAGCATCAGTAGACAAGTCCGGTACTGACGCCGCCCGTCCTTCCGCTTCTTAAAGAGCTGCTTCACGATGCGCACTTGCCAGGGCCGCAGATGGAATGTGTCGCGCGCGAACGCGCCCTTCGTGTGCGTCAGGGTGTTGATGAACGCGACCGGATCGCGCGCGGGCGCGGGCGTCCCCAAGGCCCCCTCATGCCGGGTGGGTGCCTTCCGATTCCAGCCGCCTCGGCGGTCCGATTTCACAGGGAACTCGAGGGGTTCAGGCATGGGTCAGGTAGGCAAAAGGTGCACGTCTG